ACAAAATCTTTTAAACCAAAATCCAAATCTTACTGAAGCTCCAGAGGTTGAAGATCCAAATGAAGAGATGGTCGATTATCACGAAGAGGCCGTAGAAATGGCTATGATTAATGTTTCTTCAATGATGAAAAAGCTTCAAGAAATTCAAGCTATTATTGAAGGCGGTGGTGAAGCTTCAATGGAAGCTACTGAAGCTTGGGTTGCTGCGAAATTAACGATTGCCGAAGATTACATCTCTACGGTGCATACTTATCTTTCCGCTGAAAACTCGGAATAAGTAGAATTTTTCTTCCATGTGATAATATTATTACATGGAAGAAAAATACCCTAATTGGTTTAAAGTAACAGCTGAATATAATTTCAGTAAATTTTTGGCTCATTTCAAAAATGAACCAAATTTAAATTTTTTACAACTTGGCGTTTATACAGGAGATGCCAGCGTTTGGATTATTGAAAATATTTTTTGCAATCAAAAATGTTTACTCACAGATGTTGATACATGGCTTGGATCAGATGAAGAGGCTCATTATGGAATGAATTTTGATGAAGTTTTTCATATATATAAAAATAAAATTCAAAAATATTCTTCTTTAGTAAATATAAAAAGACAAGATACCATTTCTTTTTTACGTTCTAATACAGACGCTCAGTCAAACAATTTTTACGATTTTGTGTATATTGATGCAGATCATAAAGCCGCAAGTGTTTTAATTGATGGTGAATTATCATGGAATTTATTAAAAAGCGGAGGGATAATGGCATTTGATGATTATGATTGGGCTATGCATTTGCATGAATTTCAAAGGCCCAAATTAGGCATAGATATGTTTTTAAATAAACATTTTAAAGAATTAGATATTTTATCTATAAATAAACAAGTTTGGGTAAAAAAACATTGAATGTTTTAAAGGTTTTAATATGATTTCTGTATGCGTAGTTATTCCGATATCACTTTAATTCCACGTTTTTTTGGCGGTAGAAGCAGATCAGAAATTGATGTTTCTTGCCACTTTTTAAATAAGCAGTTTAAACTGCCAGTAGTTCCATCAAATATGTCCTCTGTCATTAATGAGCATATTGCTAAGTATCTTTCTTTTGAGAATTACTTTTATATTATGCATAGGTTCTTCAAAGAACCTGATGGCAATATTAAATTACTCAGAAGAATGAACGAACAGCTTTGGCCGATTATTAGTATCAGCGTTGGCGTTCAGCAAAGTGATAAGGACTTTATTAAAGAAATTGCTAAAGAGAAACTAAAGGTTGATTATATCACTGTAGATATTGCTCATGGAGACAGTCAATTGATGAAGAATATGATTTGGATCATTCAAGAATATCTTCCTCAAGTTAAGATTATTGCTGGCAATGTCTGCTCAACAGAAGGCGCTTATGATCTTATGGAATGGGGTGCGCATTGCGTTAAGATTGGAATCGCTCAGGGCGGCGCTTGTTCAACTTACGGCAAAACAGGGTTTGGACTTCCAATGCCATTAACAGCTTGGCATATTTATAAAGACTGGAATAAAGATAGATTTCCTATCATTATTGATGGCGGCGTAAAAACAAATGGAGATATTCCAAAAGCAATCGCTCTTGCATATCAAGCTGCCTCTAAAATGCCCACAAATAAAGATGGAGTTATTCTTGACGTAAAAAGAAGTTTGCCGCAAGTTATGATTATGGCTGGATCTCTTTTTGCAGCCTGTGACGATTCACCAGCAGATAGAGATGATTATGGTCAAAAGTATTATTATGGTTCTGCTTCGGCAAAGCAGAAAGGTCACAATAAGAATGTAGAAGGTTTCGAGGTCGCGCTTCGTGGCAACGGCATGACTTACGCAGAGAAACTAAAAGAAATCGAACAAGATTTGCAAAGCGCCGCTTCTTATGCTGGCGGCGATTTATTTGATTTATGCAATGTTGAGATAGTTAATCTAAATCAATAGTTTCTATAAAATGAAATTTGGAACCAGATCGGCTGGTCTTGGCGATACTCTACTTTTAACTTCTGTATGCAAATATTTTCCAAATAAATTTATAATACAGCTTGATGAAAAACAAGCTCGGTTTAAACCGTTATTTTTTGGTTTAGCTAATGTTGAGATATGCAAAAAAGAAGATATCTTTGAGCTAAAACAAATCGGAGACGATCATTATGCCACAAGAAAATTAAGAAACTTCTTTGGAGAAATAGTTGATGGCTTAGACAATCGCCCATTAGTTCTTTATACCGATATGGATTCAGAAAAATGGGCTTTTGAATTTTTAAAAGATAAGCCTAATCCATTAATATTTGTTCCTACATGCTCAAAACAATGGTCTAAAGTTAGAGATATTCCCGACGAGGTTGTTGCTGAATTAATTGATAGTTTTAAAAAAACAAATAGAACAGTAATAACCTGTCAATCTTCTTCTAATTATAAAAATATAGGCGGAATAGACCTAATAGATTTAGACTTAAAAAAATATATTTGTCTTCTAAGAAGAGTTGGTTTTTATATTGGCGCAAATACTGGGGACGAACATTTGGCTACTGCATTAGGATGCAAGACTGTTGTTTATCAACCAAAAGATGGTAATGGATTTTTTAGTCGCGAATGGAATTATAAACATTTAAATTCAGATTATTTTATTTGGCAATGATAAATATAAATGTAGATGAAGGATATGCCTATGACTTTTTGGCGATTCTAAATGTTAAAAAGAATAAAGCATTAAATAATTCAGAAGAAGCCTTTAAATCTTGCTTTGAACAGATAGAGGCGCAAGTTGGCTCGTCTTTACATTTTACTATTTTAAATTCCAATGAATATAAATCTTTATTAGGAGCTAATGAAGAAACTTTTGATGCTGTAGAAAAAGCAAGATATGGATCAATCTCTGCTAAAGAAGTTGATAATTTAAACATGAAAAGATATCATTGTAAAATATTATTACAAAATAAATTTTTTCCCAAAACTAAAATTTTAGAAACAAAAACGTGAAAACTGTAATTGTAACTGGAGTAACAGGTCAGGATGGCAGTCATATGGTCGATTATCTATTAGCCAATACCGATCACAAAATTATCGGAGTAGTGAGAAGGCTGAGTGTCCCTAACCATGAAAATCTTAAACATATAAATGATAAAAGATTTATTTTGGCAGACGCAGATATTTGTGACCCACAAAGCATCACGACTTTAATTCAAAAATATAAACCTGATTATTTTATTAACTTTGCCGCTAATTCTTTTGTAGGATCAAGCTGGGAAATGCCATTGAATCATATGACGACAAATTGTTTGGCAGTTATGTTTCAGCTTGAGGCTATTAGAAAGTTCTCGCCATCTTGTCGTTATTATAACGCAGGTTCTTCTGAAGAATTTGGAGATGTTTTGTACATACCTCAAGATGAACGTCATCCATTGCGCCCAAGAAGCCCATACGGAGCTTCAAAAGCTGCGGCTAGACATATTGTTAAAGTATGGAGAGAGTCTTATGGCCTTTATGCTATACAGGGCTGGCTATTTAATCATGAAGGAACCCGCAGAGGGCTAGAATTTGTTACTCGCAAAATTACCTCTAACGTCGCAAGAATTAAAAATGAAATTACTCTCGGGCTTGGAGCAGGTCAAATACTAAAGCCAAAACCGCTTGAGCTTGGTAATCTTTTATCAAAAAGAGATTGGAGCGATGCAGAAGATTTTGTTGTTGGTGTTTGGTTAATGCTTAATCAGGATGTTCCTAGAGAATATGTATTATCGTCAAATGAAACTCATACCGTAAAAGAATTTGTTGAATTAGCTTTTGCAGCGGCAGAAATAGAGGGTGTTTGGCTTGGAGATCCAGGAACAATTAATGAAGTATTTATCCACAAGGAATATAAATATCCATTGGTGGTTGTTAATCCTGCGTTTTTTAGACCAGCAGAAGTTGATGTACTTTTAGGAGCTTCGGATTCCGCTAGAAAAGATTTAAATTGGAGACCGCAAACTTCGTTTTATAGACTAGTTAAAAAGATGGTAGACAGTGACTTACAAAAGTTAGTTGACAAAATAGATTAAGGGTGTAAAATCTTGAACGTATGAATAAGATTAATAATATTAATTCAAGTAAACTGTTTAAGGTTTTTGCGCTTCTCGCTGTATTAGCTGCTTTTTCCAGTCAGTCTGGCGCAGTTCCAAGCGTAGCTTCAACAAATTTGCAAACAACTCCTGGAGTATCTATTACTCAGCAGGGCAACACATTAAACTTTACTGCTCCAGACCGTTCAGTGTTAAACTGGAATAATTTTGGTTCTGGTGCTGATGGAATTAATGCTGGAGATACATTGTCCTTTGCTCTTCCAAACTCTAATGCCTCAATTCTTAATGTGGTTCTCGGCACCAATCAAACTGCTATCAATGGCACAATTGAATCTAATGCTAAGGTTTTTATTTTAAATCCTAATGGTATTGTTGTTGGCTCTGGCGCAAGAATTGATACTGCTCAACTTACACTTTCGACTGTCGATAATCCATTTGCTGCCCAATTTAAATATCTTGCTGATGGAACTATTCCATCTCAAAGTGGAACTCGTACAGCAAGTGGTACGACGACCATTCAATCAAATGCAATTATCGCAAGCCCTAATGTGACCATCCTCACCAAAGATATCACTATTGGTGGCGCACTTACAGGAGGTAATTTAAATGTTATTGCGGATGGTTCAGTTACTTTAGGATCAGCCGGTTCAACTACTTGGGTTTCTGGTAATCTTTCAGTTACTAACCCAACTGGCTCAACGACAGTTGGCGTACCTACTGCAAATGTTGGAGCTAATGGCAGCATTGTTATCGATTCGGTCTCTGGAAACATTGTGAATGCCGTAGGCTCTCGCGTAAACGCCAAAAGCTTAACAGCCACTACAACAAGTGGAGATATTTCTTTGGGTGCAGTAGCCGCAACAAATGTTACAGCTAGTGGTAAAAATGTAACCGTCGCTTTTGAAAACAATCCAAATGCTAATTTTAGTGGCGCTGCGACAAATGGATCTATGACAGTTTCTGCTCCTACATTTTTAAATCTTGTTGACGTGAAGGGCAATAGTGCTGGTAATTTTTCATTTACTGCTGGAGCTACCTTGACTCTTAATAAGGTACATCTTGATGTAACCGGAAATACATCTTTTGCTGGAACTCGCGTTGTTGACTCTACAGATGGAGTATTTGTATACGGACCGACATCATTCACCGCAACATCTGGAGATGTAGCTGTAACAAAAGCCAATCATAGTTTTGGCCCACTCAGCGCATCTGCGTCAGGAAATGTTACAGTTTTTGAAAATGGCGCAATTAACATGAATGTTATTCGCGGCACAGATGTTAGTCTTAAAACAGCAGAGTTTGCATTTCAAACTCCAACCACGGCCTCAATTCTCGCTACTAAATTCTCATTGGCTGCGGCAAAAGATGTCATTTTTTACACTGGAACAATTTCTAATGGCCTTACCATTAATACACTTGGCAATGTTGATCTTGGAAAACTTAGTTTAGCAACTAATCTTAATAATGTTGCAGCTACTATAACTACAACAGGAACAGTAACAAATCCTACGCCGTAATTAATGAAGATCATTTTTAGAGCTTGCGACGTTGTAAATAGTCTTCATGGAAGTGTTGACGGGTCTTTTAATCCAAGACCATTCAATCTGCCCAAAAAAGAAATTATAAAAATTGCCGCTAGATCTTTAAAAGAATCTGTCGAAGGCTCTAATCATGAATTTTATCTGGTTGGTGATAGGGTATCAGATGATACATGGTCATTCTTGAGCAATCTTTTAAATCCAGTTTATTCTTTTAACTCTAAAGAAAAACTTGGAGACGGAGGTAGTCTTTTGCATTGCTCAAGATTGGCTATGAATTTTGCAGATGAAGATTTAATTTATTTCGCTGAAGATGATTATCTTCATAACCCACAAACATTTTTATCTAAATTAAATGCTTTTTTTAAGTTTGCCGAAGGCAATCTTTCTAATCCTTGGTTTATCCATCCTACTGATTATCCAGATCAATATGGCAGATTGTTGAATAGATGCTATATCTTTCAAACGGAAACTGGATATTGGCGAGAGGTATTTAATACTACTCATACATTTATGGTGAGAAAAAAGGACTATGCAAAGTTTGTGGATTTCTTTAGAGAATGTCATGCTGAAGATGGTAACGATGGCAAGCTCTCTACGATTTTTGGCAAAGATGCCTTTTGTTTCTCTCCTCTTCCTGGGATAGCTACCCATATGCATAGCGGAACATATTCTAATTATGTTGATTGGGCGACAATGATCAAAGATTTCGCTTCCGAAGGTATTGACTTTAATCAGAGCTAGTGCTATCCATTAGGGATGGACAGATCAAATAAAGTTCAACTTATCGGAATTTATGGCGACGACCTTACTCACGCTTGTTCTGCTTGGACATCAACCAGCAGAGAGATTAATGAAGAAAAGAAAGGCCGAGTGGGCGATCTACTCAAGATGCTTGCAGAGAATGGACACCATACCCCCTTTGAAAAATCCTCCCTCCATTTTCTAGTTAATACCGACATCGCGTCTCATATTCATATTATCAAGCATCGCATTGGCGTTTCTGTCAATGGCGAGTCTGCGCGTTACAAAGAGATTAAAGAAGATGAATTTTTAATTCCAGAAGATTGGCCCGATTCTTGGAAGGAGATTCTTGCCTCTTATACTGAAAGAGGTCTTGATTTGTACCATAAATGCATTGAAGATTTGGTACAAAATCACGGCTTCAACCGTAAGAGGGCTAAGGAATCGGCTAGATTTTTTAGGCCGTATAATACGCAAATTGCTGCTGATGTGATGTTTAACTGGCGATCTTTTGCGCACTTTTTAAATCTCAGAAACAAGCCAGACGCTCAAAAAGAAATTAGAGACATTGCTGCACAAATGCTTGCCTTAGTTAAGGAAACGAATAAGTTCCCTTTGACTATACAAGCCTTTGGGGTGTAAAATAGTATGTGCCTACAGAACTGATAAGCCTAATGGGTGGAGCCGCTACGGGCTTCATCTTTCGTTTGATTGCTGCTAAGGCAGAAGAAAGCAGGGCTAGATTTGACCGTATGATGAAGGCTATAGATAAAGCCGATGAATCTGCTGATAAGGCGTCAAAAAGAGATGGCGATGTAGGTAAAATCGTTAGACAGTTTATCGTAGTTTCTGTTATCTTTTCTATAGTTATATCTCCGTTTGTTATGGCTATTTTAGGCATTCCAACTTACCTTGAAGTTGATTATAACAATGGCGGCAGCGTTTTAGGTATGATTGGTGATGACGTAACTAGTAAGGCATTCGTTGAAATCTCTGGTAATTTAATTACAGCGGAGATAAGACAGTGCCTTATCGCTATTACTGGATTTTATTTCGGATCAGCGTCGGCCTCAAACAAATCATAACAGGTCTTGACAAACCTTCTCCGACCTGCTTAACTAAGAGCGTGAAGGAAAAGATTAGTCGCACCAATGTTATCAAGTCTCTTGTTGAGATTCCTGCGAAAGCCGATAGACGCTTTTGGCAAAAAGAGATGGTTCTTCTTAAAAAGCTTGAGAAGATTTACGGTATAGACTTTTTGTCGCAAATCCAAGAAGATAAGAAGGTTCCAACATTAGCTTTCTTCTTTGCTGATTGGAAGAAGAAGTTACTTGACGTTGACTACAAGGAGTACTATTATACTCGCCTTCACCAACAAGATCTTTCGTCCCAAGAAAAGATCGGTAAAGATGCAGAAGTTAAAACCAAAAAAACACTTAAACAATTTTTATCATGAGCAAAAAAGCAAAAGAACAAGAACAAGTTCAAGAAGCTTCGTCGTCAAAGACGTTTTTAAAATCCTTTTTAAAGGATAAGGCAGAGCATCACTATAACTTTGAAGAGTCTATTAACTATAGGGTATCTACTGGTTCATTAAATCTTGATATGCAAACTGGTGGAGGATTAAGCCCCGGTTTGCATCGATTTGTAGGCTTTACAGAGGGAGGTAAAACTTCAGCTTCGCTTGAGGTCATGAAAAACTTCTTGGCTACAATTCCTAATTCAAAAGGATTTTATGTTAAAGCTGAAGGTCGCCTTTCTGATGAAATGCAGAAGCGTTCTGGAATTAAATTTGTTTTTGATCCAGAAGATTGGGATGTTGGAACCTGTTTTGTTTTTGAATGCAATATCTATGAGACGGTTGTAGAAGGCATGAAAAACTTGGTCATGAGCAACGAAGAGAAGATCAAGTACATGTTTGTGGTTGATTCTGTTGATGGTCTTGTCGCGCAGAATGATGCTGGCAAATCATTTAACGAAGCTCAAAAGGTTGCTGGTGGCGCAGTTATCGCTGGCGCGTTCATGAAAATGACTTCGACCCCTCTCAGCAAGAGAGGCCATATGGCTATTTTTATTTCTCAAGTCAGAAGCGATATTAAGATCGATCCGTATACCGCCGCCCCAATCCGTCAAACTTCAGCGACTGGTGGTAACGCTCTGCTTCACTTCTCTAATTTTATCCTAGAGTTTGAACCACGTTTTGAAGGAGATATTATCTTGAAAGACCCATCAATCAAGAAAAGCGATCCTATTAAAAACCCAATCATTGGACACTGGTGTAAGATTTGCATCAAGAAAAGCCCAAATGAAAAGAGTAAGGTTAGGATTACTTATCCTATTAAATATGGTCGCGTCAATGGCACCTCAGTTTGGCTAGAAAAGGAAATCGTTGATATGCTTATGATGTGGGAAATGGTAACCCGTTCTGGCGCTTGGTATTATTTATCTGATGATTTTGCAGCCATGCTCAAAGAAAATAACTTTGAAGCTCCAGACAAGTTCCAAGGCGAAAATGCAATTTTTGAGTTTGTGGAATCTAATCCAAATCTTGTAAAGTTTCTGCACAAGTATTTTGTAGATATGATCTCTGCAAAACCAAATGAAGTTTAAAACATTAAATGGCAAAGAACGTTTGCTCAAGAATGCTAAAAAATATATTATTAATTGGCAATCTGAATCTAAAAGCAAACTGCAATGGAGAGTGAAGCAGCACTTGTTTCCATTTTGGAAGCATGATGTTGTTTTTGAGGAGCTTAGAATTGTTGGCAGTAGGCTTTCCTTGGACTTTTATAATGCAAATAAAAAGATTGCAGTAGAAGTTCAAGGCAAGCAGCACCAAACTTACAACCCATATTTTCACGGTTCAAATAGGCAAAACTGGTTGTCTCAATTAAAAAGAGACGATTTAAAGCTTCAGTTTTGCTTGACAAACGGTATTAAACTGGTAGAGGTATATGAGTCCGACGCATTGTCGGATGAATTTTTTAAGCAGCTTTTTTTATGAGCAAAAAACAAAAAGAAGAAAAAGAAGAGCCAAAAGACTTTTTATTTCCAACTGAACTTGTTGAACAAGTTTATGAAATTTCTGGTGGCGCAGATTCTTACAAAGGCGTAATTCTTTGTGTCTGCTCTCCGAAAGGAACCCCTCAAATTTACACAAGATTTGATTCTATTATAACTTCACTTGGTATGAAGACAGCGCTTGACCAGTGGCTGTCGGATGAACAAGATAAGGTCACGGCTACAGATAACGACTAATGCTTTATTCACTAGAAGTAGAGAAGCAGTTCCTAGCGGGGCTGATTCAGTATCCAGAGACTTACTCTGAAATTTGCGATTTCGTTTCGGAATCAGATTTTTATTCCGAAGATACAATCGTTCACAAAACGATTTATCATATTATTCGCAAATGTCTAGAGGGCAACGAGAAAGTCGATGAGATCATTATCGCCCAAAGAATCAAAGAGATCGGCATTTGTTTTAAGGACAATATCGATGTTTTTGATTATTTGAGGTCTTTAGCTATCAGAAAGACAAACAAGACTACAGCCATCTCTGCCGCCAAGGAGATTAAAAAGTATTCTATCAGGAGAGCCATTCATGAGTCTGCTCTTGAAGTAGCGGAGAAGATGAAGAAGATCGCTCCAGACTCTTCTTATCAAAAGATTGTCGAAGAAGCCGACACAACATTTAACAAGATTATAAATATTTATGAGAACAATGAAGAAAAACCAGTCAACATCTTTGAAGAGATGGAGGCTGTCATTGAAGAACGTGGCAACAATCCTATTACTGAATTTGGCTTCATGGGTCCATTCCCCACAGTTAATAAGATTTATGGATCTCTTCTACGCCCCGGTAACATTACTGTTGTCGTTGCGCGTTCTGGTGTAGGCAAAACATTACTTGCTCTAAATTATACTACCAAAGTTTCGGCCCAGCACGATGTACCTGTTCTCCATTTTGATAACGGAGAAATGAGCAAGGAGGAGGTTATCATGCGTCAATGCGCTGCTCTCAGCCATGTTCCAATGCATTTGCTTGAAACTGGCCTTTGGCGTAAGGCTGGCGAAGATGTAGTTCAAAGGGTTCGCTCTACTTGGGATAAGATTAAGAAGCTTAAATTTTATTATTATAATGTCGGCGGTATGACCACCGATCAGATGATCAATAATCTTAAGCGGTTTTATTATTCTAAGGTTGGTCGCGGCAATCCTCTTATCTTTAGCTTCGATTATATCAAGCCTTCTGCTGACGCTGATGGCAATAAGCCAGAATGGCAAGTGATTGGCGATATGTTGAATAAGTTTAAAAAGACTATTCAACGTGATATCGTACAGGATCAGAAGCCCATGATTACAATGTTTACTTCGATTCAATCTAATCGAAGCGGCATTACTACAAACCGCAATTCTGACGCCATCAATGATGATGAGGGTATCGTATCAATGTCTGACCGTATTACGCATTATTGCTCTCATATGGCTATCTTGCGACCCAAGACAGCCGATGAAAGACAAGAGGAGGGACCAAACTTCGGTTCTCATAAACTTATCTTCGTAAAAAATCGCTTCCTTGGTTCTGATGTTGCTGGTGCAGTCGAATTGGTTAGAATGCCAGATGGCACACTTAAGAAGAACTTTATCAATCTTCAATTTGAAAATTTTGACATCAAAGAGCGCGGCGATCTTCGTGATATCGTAAATCAGGCGGATACTAACGCAACAACCCTAGAAAATTCTGGTGAAGACGATAATGTCCCAAGTTTCAATTGATCCAGTAGTTCTAAAAAGCTCGCTTGAGTCTTTAGGTTATCAGCTTAAAGACTATGGTAGCTATTGGAGAACAAGAGCTTTATATCGCGGTGGCGATAACTCTACTGCATTAAAAATCTATAAGAATACTGGAGTATGGACAGATTTTGCTGCTGGTAGTTCAAAAAGCTATCCGTTTCAAAGGCTTGTTGAATTAACCCTTGATACCAAAGATTCTTATGTCATAAATAAGTATGTAAAATTTGATCCTCAAAATATCATCCATGTACAAAACAAGGAGAAGATTGAGATGGAGAAAATTTACCCAGAGTCGATGCTAGAGAATCTATTGCCACATCTTGATTTTTATTCCAAAAAGATGATCAGCAAAGATACGTTGGATTTTTATAAATGCGGCTATGCCACATCTGGGCAACTGTTTAGAAGAATCGTATTTCCTATCTACAACCAATTTGGTCAGATTCACGGCTTTTCTGGTCGAGCCGTTTTCTGGGAAAAGGATTCCGAGTTTCCAAAATGGAAGCATATCGGCAAGAAAGCGGATTGGGTTTATCCAGTTAATCTAAAGCGAAATGATGTTTGTGAAGTAAAGGATGAAATCGAAAAGCGGCGTTCTGTTATTATTGTAGAAAGCATTGGCGATAGCATGGCCTTGTTCGAACATGGATATAAAAATAATGTAGTTACTTTTGGCCTTGGCATTTCGTCCAAACTCTCTTCTGCTCTTATCGCACTCGACCCAGATAAAATCATTATCGCATCTAATAATGATTCTGATGGAGAGACCAATCACGGTTTAATTTCTGCCTGTAAAACATTTCTTCAGCTTTCTTCAATTTTTGATTATTCAAAATTACAGATTAAGCTGCCGCTAAAGAATGATTTCTTCGATATGCACCTTGCAACATTTGAAGGCGAAGATAAGATTTTTGAGGAATGGAATTCAAAGACCATAAATATGGATACTCAAATCAAAAAGATCCATGAAGTTGCAGTTGCTAATAAATTTCCAGATAGCCTTATTAATAGGGCTGAAAAAATTCTGAATGACGCAGCCTGAGATCAAACATGTTGCCTTGTCAGCTAGTCGAATCAAAACACTCGAAAAGTGTAGTTGGTCGTATTGGTGTAACTATGTTTTGAAACTGCCAGAGAAGTCTAATGATGGAGCGAGCAGAGGAAACGTAGTTCACCTTGTACTTGAGTGTCTCGCAAAGCAAAAGAGAAAGCCTTATGTCGATGCTATCCTAAATGCTGGTGATATTTTTGCGATTAGATCTATTAAAAAACTCGCATTGAAGCACGCAAGAAAGCTTAAAGTTTCTGATCCAGATAATGTTGAACTCATTAGAGAAATGACATTGACCGCTCTAAAGTATGACTTTTGGGGCGATGCTGAAAAGTCTCCCACGCAAGACTTGCAAGAAAGAGACTTTGACATAACGGTAGATAAAAAAGATAAAAAATATCGAATCAAAGGGTTTATTGATCGTCAATTTATTTACGATGATGGCACTTCCGTAGTAAGAGACTACAAAACTAGCAAAGCTGTATTTGCTGGTAAGGACGCAGAAGATAACATGCAGCATATGATTTATATTCTTGCGTCTAAGAAACTTGATCCAAAACACAAGGCTTCAATGGAGTTCTTGTTTCTTAAGTTTGATTTAAAGGACAAGACTAAGAATGGCGGCTTATTAAAGATGGAGCCTCCTAATAAAAATGAACTAAGCGAGTTTGAAAACCATTTAACTGAGGTTCAAAAGGTTGTTGATAATTTTTCTGAACCCGATGCTTATTCTAATTTTGCAGCCGATAAGCCTATGCCGTCAGACGGCTCGTTTAGCGGCAAATTAGCTTGTGGCTTTGCCAAATACAAAGGGCAATTAAAGAAGGACGGGAATCCGATGTGGCACTGCCCATACAAATTTGGATTTAATTATTATGCTTTGAGAGATAAGGATAATAAAATAATTAAAACTTTCCTAGAAGAAGACGTAGACGAAGCATTTAAAATTGCAAAGCAAGATGAGAAAGTGACCAAAGAAACTTATCTTGGATGTCCAAAGCACTTGACATCCTAGACAAAGATGGTAGGATAGTGGTATGATCCCACTATTCAAGTCGCACTTCTCATTCGGCAGAAGCATCCTTACTCTGAATGAGCCCGAGAAGCAAAAGCAGGATGGTCCCGATAGCATCATCTCAATCGCCCTTGATAACGGACTAAAGGAAATTTACTTGGTTGAAGATTCGTTGACTGGCTTCTTGACTGCGTTTAAGAACTGTCAAAAGCACAATATCCAGTTAAAGTTTGGACTACGGATTCGAGTTTGTAATAGCTACGAATCTGCTGATTCATCTACCCACAGGCTTATTTTGTTTGCTTTGAACGATTCTGGATTCAAAGACATTAATAAGATTTACACTTTTGCCAATACAGAAAAAGAATCAGTTATTTGTAATAGCGATTTAGTTGAACGATTGACGAGCAATATTTTAATCGCTGTTCCATTTTATGACTCGTACATCTGGAAAAACAGATATACGTTTTCAAATTGTATGCCTGACTTTCTTGATAAGAAAGAAGTTATCTATTTTATAGAAAATAATAAATTGCCATTTGACAAGATTACGGCTGACTTTATTCGCTCTAGCCATAAAGATAAAACTATAGAATCTAAAACAATTTATTATAAAAATAGAGAAGACTTTCCAGCTTGGGTTACTTATAAAATAGCTTGCAACAGAAACATGGGCAAGAATCAAAGTTTGTCTGCGCCAGAACTTGGCGGCTGCGGAAGCAAAGAATTCTCTTTTCAGTCTTGGAAGGAGGCGTCATGAATAATCTTTTAAAACAAAAAATTAATCAGAAGTTCGTAGTATTTGATACGGAAACAGAAGGTTTGTCTTTAACTGATTCTCGTCCTTGGCAGCTATCTTGGATCGTCTGCAAGGGAGAAGAAATTCTAGAAGAGCATGACGAATTTGTATTCTACGATGATCTTAATGTGTCCGAAGAAGCGGCTAGGATAACAGGATTCAATAAAGAAAAGTACATTTCCAAGGCGAAGCCTCCAATGGAGGTATGGAAGAAGTTTGCTAATTATCTTTACGATAACAATAATATTCTTGTTGGTCAGAATGTTCTTGGTTATGATATTTATATTTTAAATACGATGATGCGTGGCATAGGCATTCAAAATGATTGGAGTTTTGTCAATAGAATGCTTGACACCAAAGCTTTAGCTACGGCATTGTTCAAGGACATAAAGCCATCTGGAGACTTGCTCTCTTGGCAAATGAAACTCATGAATCACAGAGAGAAAGGCTTAAAAACAAGTCAGGGCTTTTTGCTCAAACAGTTTGGAATTGACCATGATCCATCAAAGCTGCACGATGCTTTGTACGATATTCAGATGAACTATAAAATTTTCCGTAAGCTAATTATGCAGGTTGACGTATGAATAATCTATTAAACTCTTTTCAAAAATATCAGCATCCTGTTCCTCCTGGTGTTCGCCTTCCAGAGATTAAAATTGATGCCAGATATTATGAGCAACTTGGTATCGACCCTTCGGTTTCAAATGTAGAATTCTTGCGTCAGCTTTGCTTAAGGGCGGTCAGAACAAAAGGCATAGATAAATTATCTAATAAAAAAGACTATTATGAAAGAGCAAAATACGAATTGGCAATCTTTGAAGAACTTGGTTTCGTTGATTACGTTCTGCTTAACTGGGACATTCTTAATTACGCTCATGAGCACAATATTCCTACTGGCTATGGTCGTGGTTCTGCGGCTGGCTCTCTCATTCTTTTTCTGATTGGTGTTACAAATGTAGATCCCATTAAGAATGGATTGTTCTTTGAGCGATTCGTTTCAAAGAGTCGCGCTAAGAAAATTGTAGTGGATGGGATTACCTATCTTGACGGATCGTTGATGCCTGACGTTGACAATGACATTGAGTTTTCAAAGCGTCAGGATGTTATTAATTATATTAAAACAAAGTACGCAGGTAAGACTTGTAAGATTCTTACCATGAATACTCTTACTGGCAAACTCTGTATTAAAGAGTGTGGCAAAATTGTAGGAGAGATGTCAGAGGACGAAGTTAATGCCGTCAGCGATATTATCCCAAAGCAATTCGGTAAGGTATTTGCTTTAAAGGATGCTTACGAAGAAAGTGAGCAATTCAAAGCATTCTGCGACAAGAACCCAAAGATTTACAAGATCGCCAAAAAGATAGAAGGACTAAACAAGAATACTGGCGTTCACCCATCTGGCATTTCAATCTCATATTACAATAATGAAGATATCATGCCTTTGCAAAAGACAGGTGATGGTGAAATCGTTTCGGCTTATGACATGAATAACGTGTCAGAAATTACTGTCAAATTCGACATCCTTGGGCTTAGAACTTTGACTGTTGTTTACGATACTTGCCAGAGACTCGGTTTAGATTTTAAGAATCTTGATTTCGATAATTTGTCTACATATAAATTCTTACAAGATCTATCTAATCCCAAGGGTCTATTTCAAATTGAAGCCAATACTAATTTCCACGTTTGCAAAAAAGTAAAGCCAAGAAACATGCTTGAGTTGGCATGTGTGCTTTCGCTTGCACGCCCTGGTGCTTTGGACTTCCTAGATCAATACGCAAGATATATCGCTACTGGCCAGTTCCAATCAGTGCATCCTTTCTTTGACGATATTCTTGGTATTACTGGAGGTATTCCAATCTTCCAAGAGCAGTTAATGAAGATGATCGTTAAGGTTGGCTTTACTCTTGATGAAGCTGAAACTGTGCGCCGTATCGTAGGTAAAAAGAAAGTTAGTGAAATGCCAGCTTGGCAGCAGAAGATTAGAGAAAAGGTTGCGTCCAATAATCTAGAACCAGCAATTGCTGATGTTCTTTGGAAGGTCGCAGAAGATAGCGCGAACTATTCTTTTAATGCTTCTCATGCTGTATCTTATGCTACTCTTTCTGCCTTAACTACTTATCTTAAGTTTAATCATCCAAAGGAATTCTTTCTTGCTTTGCTTAGATCTTCAAAGCATGAGCCAAATCCACATGAAGAAATTGAAGCAATCTCACAAGAGCTTTCGTTCTTCAATATCAGGCTTTTGCCACCAGATCTTTCTAAGTCAAAAGCCGACTTCGAAATCGAAGGTGATAATATTCGATTTGGTTTAAATGCCATCAAAGGAGTGTCTGATAAAGTACTAACTCATTTGCTTGAGTTTAGACAAGAAGAATTCGCCAATAAGATCGATTGTTTTGATGGGGCTAAAGAGGCTGGCGTCAACATTGGCGTCTTATCATCTTTGATTCAAGCAGGTACTCTTTCTAGTTTCAGTGAAAAACGCTGTCGCCTAGTTCTTGAGGCTCAGACCTATAATGTCTTAACAGATAGAGAAAAGCGTAATGTTAAACTTGTCTCTCCAAAGTATGACCATGATGTATTAAATACTATTGCTGATTTAGTTAAAAATAAATCTGTTGGAGATGATGGCAAACCATTTATGAAAGAAAGTCGCTTTGAAACATTTAAAAATAAGTATGAGCCATATAAAAAGATCTATGATATGAATAAAAAATACGAGAAGTTTGCTAATTGGTTTTTTGAAAAGCGCCTTCTCGGTTATAGTTATACTCACAAATTAAAAGAAGTTTTTAATGATGGTGAGGATAGACTTCACAATACTTATGAGGCTTCTCAAGTTGATTTGCGCCAGAATGTAAAAATGGTTGGAATAGTTAAAGAGGCTCGTAAAAAGGTCAGCCGCGCTGGTCGTCCATATTTATTAGTTAAAATTTCTGACGAGTATGGCCAAATGACTTGTCGCTTGACGGATGGAGGCAGAGACGATAAGTTTACCCAGTATTACGAAGGTGGAGGCAAGACTCCTAAAGAAGATGACATTGTGGTTATCTATGGCTCAAAGGCCGATGATTCAATCTTCTTAAATGGCTTGACAATCCTCACAGAAAAGATATACACAAAGCTATCGCAGATTGAAACTTAAGTGTAAAAATGAATACAGTGCAAGACATCAACTTTACTCCTAAAGTAAGAAGAGCTTTAGATGTTGCTAAACAGCGCTGTGCTGAAAATAATCAGCCAGAGATAACTGATGAATTTTTATTACATGCGGTCTTATTCTCGGAGTCAATGATTGTAAATCTTGTTTTTCAATCTATCTCCGTTGAAATCAAAGATGTAATTTTAACACTGTCCAAAACACTTCCTTCAAATAGGAAAAAGATAGCTCTTAGTTCAATTAAATATAGCCCAAATGTAGTTAAGATAATCAATGAGTCTTATACAATCTCACAGAGCTTTAAGCAAAATTATACTGGCATAGAACATATCTTTTTGTCTCTGCTTCGTAATTCGGAGGCGGTCAGAAAATTCTTTAAAAAGAATGGTGTTGATGTAGGCTTCATTTCCGAAAAGGTTGAGAAAGAATGCAAAATGCTTTCTAATCCAGTAAAGAAGCCTATACAACAAAGGGGCCAGTCTCAGCAGAGTAATGCTATATCTGCATTTTGTTCAGACTATAATCAAATGGCTACCGATGGAAATTTTGACAATATTTTCTTTAGAGAAAAAGAAGTTGCTAAAATGTCCGAAGTGCTTTGCAGGAAGCAGAAGAAGAATGTAATTTTAATTGGAGAACCTGGCGTTGGTAAGAGCGCGGTGGTAGGATTATTGGCTAAAAAGATTGTCTCTTGTGAATGTACAGAGTTTCTTTTAAATAAAAAGATTATATCTCTTAATCTTTCTGCTCTTATCGCTGGAACGAAACTTCGCGGCGAATTTGAGGAGCGTCTAGTTAAGACGATGGATGAAATCAAGAACATGGGTAATGTTATTGTCTTCATTGATGAAGTTCATAATGTTATCGGCATGGGTAACGATGCTGGTTCTATGGATGCTGCTAATATTTTAAAACAGTATCTTACTGCCGACGAGATGGGGTTTATCGCTGCCACAACACAGACTGAATACGAAAAGTACTTTGTTAAAGATGGGGCAATGAACCGGCGCTTTGAACCGATTTTTGTTTGTGAGCCTTCAAAAGAGGAAACATTTAAAATTTTAAAGTCCTTAAAAGGATTCTATGAAAAGTTTCATATGATCCATTATAGTGATAATGTTATTACTGATATAGTTAATTTATGCGAGAAGTATATTCCTTCTCGCAGATTCCCAGATAAAGCTATCGATTTGATGGATCAGGTAGGATCAAAGGTGAAGATCAAGTCGTTTTCCCGTCCACAAGAAATCAAAGACGTTGAAAAACTTATCGTTGAATTTGAAAAGCTTGCTCCAGACGATGTAAAAGAAAATCACCTTACTGATATTATCAAAGACTATGAAGTTAAGTATGATGATTGGGTAGAATCAATAAAAGGCAGAATCTTTAAAGTTAAGACTAAAGATGTTTATGAGGCGCTGTCAGATAAGATTGGTAAGTTCATAGACAATAAATCAAACAACGATGGAATTAAAAATATTCTATCTAATCTAAAGAAGCATGTTTTTGGTCAGGACGAAGCCCTCAAAAAGATTTCTGACTGTGTTCTTAGAAGTTCTTTTGGCTTGGCAAAGTCAACTAAGCCACTCGGCAACTTCATGTTTATCGGCCCAACAGGATCTGGTAAGACACACTTAGCTAGAACATTAGCGAAGCAGGGTTTTGGAGACGAAGCTAATCTTTGTGTTATTGATATGTCAGAGTTCATGGAGCAGCATTCAGTTTCCAAACTGATCGGTTCACCTCCAGGTTATGTCGGTCATGGAGAAGCAAGTATCTTATGGTCTCATTTGGACAAGCATCCTTCTTCGGTATTTCTTTTTGATGAAATCGAAAAGGCTCATCCAGATGTAGTTAATGTTCTTTTGCAGATTATGGATAGCGGTCAACTCACTGACTCTATGGGCAGAAAGATGAGCTTTAAGAACTCTATTATTATCATGACTGGCAATGTTGGATTCCAAATCAATGATAATAAAAAGATTGGATTTGGTGCGGCATCTAACCAAAAGCCAAGTAAAGACTCAGTTCTTGAGAATTTAAAAAGATTTTTTAGGCCAGAATTTCTAGCTAGACTTAATGATATCGTCATTTTTGACGAATTAAAGCATGAGTCTTTGGTTAAAATTGCTGAAACGGAACTTAATCAAATTAAAGAATCATTGAAGCAGAATGAAACATCTATTTCATTTTCAAATGAACTTATTGACTTTATTATTAATAATACGAAAGATAGCAATACTGGAGCCAGAAAGATTATCTTCTTTATAGAAAATGAATTAAAAACTAAGATAGTGGACATTCTTTCCATCAATAATTATAATCAAATTAGAGTTTCTATTAAAAATAACGAAATTCATATAGATGGAAAAACAAAGAAATCATTTGCAGTTTGCAAAAACTGATAAGACTCTTCTTCCAATTGAAGAAGAATTCTTGCTATCGGTAAAAAATAAAATCGAATCTCAAACTGGAGAAAAGATTTTAAAATGGGAAAAGTATTATACCCATCCTATTTACGACTGCTTCTTAATCAATGTCAATAACCGACCTTTATTGACAAAGGTTAATCTTTCGCCAGACCTTCCAAATTTTTGGAAAGAGCTTTGGGATAACAAGTTTGAGTTCCACCCCAATATTATCTGTCACTCAGATGATTCTGATGAGTTTCAATTTATATGTTTTGAGGTGCCGAAAGGCATTTTCTTTTCAGACATATCTAATTATCCTCTTAGTAAAAAACTTGATATTCAAAAGCATTTTATCTCCACGGTAAGCTCCATGCATAAAATTAAATTACTTAACGTAGATAATACATTAAGCACATTCGATTCTATGCTCCCAAGAGAATCTATGTCTTTATTCAAGACTTATCCTGTAGTAAGCTTATTCGCTTCTGCGAAAATTCTTTTCAAAAAAACGTATAAACCAAATACAGATCATTGTGGGCTTTGTCATTTTGATCTTGGATTAGAAAATATAATATATACTGGCACAGATATTAAATTAATTAATTTTGAATACGCAGCGAATGCTAATATTTATTTAGATATTTTGTTAGCTAAAGAAACTCTTAACTGCTCTGATTCAGTATTTGATAATATAACGGAATTAATGAGCAAAGACGCTCAAAAAGCTCTTTACGAATATAAAGAAGTGGCGCAGTTATTTAATTTTGCTTATTTTAATTCAAAAATCTTGGCCGAATATATGACCTTCGGATTGAGAAATCCTGTTAAACTTAAAGAATGGATTAATAAATCAGAAACATGCTATTTAAAGATTCAAGATAAACTTTTTGTTGACAAATCTATTGACAAATTAATCAGAGACTTCTATTATGTTTGGCATTAACTATGAATAATACACGCTCAAATCGCGCTCTTAATACGATTCGTCGCACTAGTGGACGTTTCTTTGGCCTTGAAACCTCTACCGAGGTTATCAATGCTCGTCTTGTAAACTTTGGCCCCTCTCTTATCACTGTAGAGGACCGCAATGCTGGCTGCAACCGCCGATTCGCCAAGAATCAAGTAAAGGCCGTAACATTCCGAGGGTCAAGATATACAAGTTCGCGATAACAATAACCCCCGAGAAATCGGGGGTTTTTATTAAATATTTGTGTAAATATATCTATATGCCAATCCCAACTCCCAGAAAGAATCAAGAAGAGGATCAATTTATTGCTTCCTGTATGTCTTCAGAAACTATGCTGAAAGAATATCCCAATCAAAAACAAAGAGCCGCAATCTGCTATTCGCAATTTAGCCGCAAGAAGAAAAAGAATGAAGGTTCTATGGACGAGACAAAATGGGATGAAAATGATGTTTCCAAAGTTATTATAGAATAAATTTAAACTACCATGATCACTTATAGATGGGAATTTCCCGCTTTAGACTGCGCTCCACTTGAGAGTGGATTACCTGATGTAATTAAAACAATTCACTGGAGAATCACTGCCATTGAGCCAAAGAATACAGGAGAACTCGCTAGTGGCGAATCTCCCGAATACTATTTCGCTTCGAGCATTGGCACCGTGTCTCTTGATCCTGTAACTGATACAGGAGCTTTCGTTGCATTCGATGCAGTTACTACTGGAATGGCCGCAGATTGGGTTTCGTCAAAGATCAATGTAACTGGTGAATTTGGCATTCAATCTGGCCTTGCCGCAGAAATTGAGCGTCAAAAGAATCCTCCAATTGTTCGCAAGCAGATTGGCGTTTCTGGCTCCTTCCCTGTTTAATATAAATATCTAAATAGACCTTAAAGGCGCACAGAAATGTGCGCCTTTTTTGTTTATTTGTGTTTAATTATAACTGTGGTAGTTTATAATTTTGACTACTATGCGCCTTAACTTTTATAAACCTAATAGATCAAATACTGGAACTGCATTATCATTTAATGTATCATATAAAGACAAAGATCAAACAAAGGGAGAAGGCCCAGATCTTTATGTCAGTTTTGTAAAACAAGCTGGATGGAATGACGAAACAAAGAAGGGTTCTTTTTCTGAAAATGCAAAGAATCCAGAAAAGACCGCTGCCTTAAAACTCAATCAGGTTGAGGCGGCATCAATGATTCGGGCCGTTAGACAATCAGCCAAATTTTCTACTGTTCATGCTTACCAAGGCTCCACGACTTCAATTATGTTTGGACCTTATGTAAAAAAGAGTGGAGATAACGCCTTTTCATTTTCTATTAAAAAGGGAGAGCAATCTTTTCTAATTGGATTTGAACTTGGTGAGGCTGAACTTGTCGCTCAATATCTAGAGAACTATCTTCGTAAAAGCTTTGAAGTTTCCGAATGAAAAAAACTGTAGTATTCCACAGTAATCACAGCCGAATTTTTACAGGTTTCGGCAAGAACATGAAAAATGTTCTTAGATATCTTTATAAGACTGGTAAATACAATCTTATTGAATTTGCTAATACAAAATCAAAAGATGCGCCAGAATTAAAAACATTACCTTGGAAAGCTGTAGGAACGCTACCAGATTCAAATAAACTTCAAGAAATTGCGTCAGATCAATCTAAATTAAGGATAGCTACATATGGACTTAACGAAATAGATTCTCTGATCAAAGAATTCAAGCCAGACTTTTATATTGGAATAGAAGATATTTGGGCCTTGTCGCCATTAGTTGAAAAGAAATGGTGGAATGATAATTGTATGATTTGGACAACTCTTGATTCAGTACCACTTTATACAGATGCAGTAAAGATTATTCCAAAGGTTAAAAATTATTATGCTTGGGCTTCTTTCGCTGGTAAAGAAGCAGAGCGCCTTGGATATCCTAAAGGCTCCATTAAAACATTAAGAGGAGCCACAGAAACTTCCTCGTTTTATAGATTAAGCGATGAAGATCGCCTTTCTCTTAGAAAAGAATTTGGTCTTTCTGATGAATTTATTATTGGGTTTGTTTTCAGAAACCAATTGAGAAAAAGCGTTCCTAATCTTTTACAGGGATTCAAATTATTTAAAGAAAAGAATCCTAAATCAAAAGCTAAACTTTTATTGCACACTCACTGGGCCGAAGGCTGGGATATCCAGAAACTTATCAAAGATAATGAATTAAAAAATGAAGATATTTTAACCACATATTTTTGTAAAAAGTGCAAACAGTTTGAAGTTAAACCCTTTGAGGGTCAAAAGATTAGCTGCAAATTTTGTGGCGGCAAAGATACTGTAGAAACAACAAATATCACAAATGGAGTAAGCGAGGCCCAACTTAATGAAGTTTACAATCTAATGGATGTATATTGCCATCCATTTACAAGTGGTGGGCAAGAAATTCCCGTTACAGAAGCTAAACTAACCGAATTGATTACTCTTGTTACTAATTATTCGTGTGGAGAAGACTTTTGCACAGAAGAAAGCGGAGGTATGCCTTTGAGTTGGAAACCTTATTACGAACCTGGCACTAACTTTATAAAAGCTACCACCTTACCCGAATCTATTTGTGAAAAGATTGAACGAGTCTATAAGATGTCTTTTTCAAAAAGAAAAGAAATGGGCAAAGTAGCCAGACAATTTGTGCTGGATAATCTTTCCGCTGAAGTTATCGGAAAGAAGTTAGAAGAAATAATTGATAATGCTCCACAAGTAGAATGGAATTATAACTCTGATTTTGTACAACGTAATCCAAATTATAATCCTCCCGATATAGAATCAGACTCAGATTGGCTGATCAATATCTATAAAAATATTTTGCAAATGAATGTTGATGCTAATGACGATGGAGTAAAAAGCTGGATAAGTCAAATTAAAAGCGGCAGAACTAGAGATCAAGTTTTAGAATACTTTAGAAAAGTAGCGGCAAAAGAAAATAATGAAAATGCTAAAACAGAGTTCTCTGATTTACTTGACAAAGACGACAAGGGCAGAAGAATATTGTTTGTGATGCCTCAGAGCGCGGGAGATGTTTTTATGTCAACTTCTCTTTTACCATCTATTAAAAATCTGTATCCAGACTACAATATTTATTTTGCCACTAAACAAGAGTATTTAGATATACTTGACTGCAATCCATTTATTCACAAAAAACTTATTTTTAATTCTTTTATGGAAAATCTTTTGACAATGGAAGGACATGCAAATGGAGATGGTTATTTTGATATTGCCTTTTTGCCGTATATAGGTACGCAAAAAGTTTTTGATTATCAACATAACGGCAAAGACAAATTACAATTTAATACCAAGAACTAATATGCACTTACTTGATCGTTACGCATTGTCATGCGGAGTTAAAATTGATACTCCGTTTATTTTAGAGCATTATTATCCAATAACCTTAGACAAATATGTTGCATTTCAAACCAGTGGTAAAGGAAACTCTAGACAGTATGATTATTGGGGGAAAGTATTTTCTTTTATTAAAGAATATGCTCCAGAATATAAAATAGTTCATGTCGGTGTAACTTCTGATCAATCTGTTGCAGGTGTAGACCTTGATTTGAGAGGAAAGACAAACATAAAGCAGTTAGCTTATATTATTAAAAATTCCTCTCTTTATCTTGGAATTGACAGTCTCTCTACTCATTTAGCCGGTTATTATGACAAGAAAATTGTAGCTTTGTATTCTTATTGTTATGCTCAGAACTGTGCTCCCGTTTGGGGGAAAGAAGAAAATAAATCTTTAATAGAAGTTGATTGGGCAAAACATGGTAAGCCGTCTTTTTCTCTGAAAGAAGACAAGAAAAAAATAAATACAATCATGCCAGAAACCATTGCTAAGTCTGCGCTGGATAAACTTGGAATTGCAAACCAGTTGGACAAAGTTAAAACTTTACATATTGGTAACAGTTATCATACTCCCGTTATCGAACTAATTCCAAATGGTGGGCCATTACCAGCAGTAATTAAAGATAAAATCTGCAACGTAAGAATGGACTTGTTCTTTAATGAAAAAATTCTTTCCGGTTTAGCTTCTATTTGCAGTTTAAATATTATTACTGACCAAGAAGTCTCTCTTGAGATTTTAAATAAAATTAAATCAAAGATCGCCGCTTTGACGATTGTAGCTTCAGATAAAATCTCAATCAAATATCTTGAAGAAGCAAAAACTCTTGGAATTAAAATAATTTTAATTGCCGACGATAACAACGAGTGGGGAAGATTAGCCGAAAAATTCTTTGATTTTGGTCTTGACAAAGAAGATAAATTTGGTAAAAAGGATATAGAAAACTCAGATCAGATAAACGAACAATGTATCTTTTCCTCCGAAAAGATTATTGTTTCGGATGGAAAAGTCTATGCTTCAAAATTATCATGGAAAAATGATCAGCCAAAGCTTGACAGATATTCAAAAGTAGTAGATGATCCAGACTTCTGGGAAGAGGCAGAACACTTCTATATTCTTAAAGATGAGCGAAACAACAAAAACTATCAGACCAACAGTTCGTGATGAGCGCGGACTTCTCAACGGAGTAAATTACATCTTCAATAAAGATGGCACTATCAATTGGCGCGCAATGGTCAATCCAGCGCATCTTTACCCAAATAAGGATTGGTTTAATCGCAGAAATCAAGCTATCCCAGAGACTGCGGATGGACTACGCGACGAACAACTTTTAATTAAGTTGGGCGGCATCAAGGAGGTTGCAAAACTTCGCGGTTACTCCCGCGTCCACTTTCAGTTTCCAAAACTTGAAAGAGATTATGTTGTTGCTACATGCACAATTGATTGGATCAGTAGTTTTGAAACAAATGTTAATTCAACTGAAGATGAATGGAATGCTATTTCGTCTATGGATGTCGCAAATGCGACTTCTGAAAATACAGATGGCTTTGGCCAAAAGTTTCTTGAGACTATCGCGGCCAATCGCGCATTTGTTCGTACAGTAAGAAATTATCTTGGCATCCATATCGTAGGCGAGGATGAAATCGCCAAAGGTAATGGCGCAAAGGCTGCCGCCTCGGCGGTAGATGGATCTGCCGATGTTTCTCCGCAAGGTATTCTTTCCAAGAAGTTTGCAGAAAATATTGGGGGCGAATTCTCTGATTTCAAAGTTTGGCTCCGTGAACTTTGGAAGTCTGAGTCTTATCGAAATGAAGAAGCGGCTAATTGGAAAGTCTGGTCTGATATTCCAGCCAAGGAAGCTCGCGCTCTGCTAAAGTTCATCAAGTAATGGTCAAGAGAATCTTAGATATCAAAGAACTCCGCTCCATCTTAACTGAGATGGAGCAGGGTGATTTGCTTAAAAAAGTTTTAAGCAAGCAGCGTCATATTGCTGGCGACTGGAATATCGATCATCTCAAGGATCAGATTTATCAGATTCTTCTGTCTTTTAAAGAGAATGCCGTTATATTTGTTTATTTTCAAAATGACAAGCCGGTTTCTATTTTTGTTGGTATTGTTACCCAAGATTGGGCTTGCGGCAAGATGGGCCTAAATGAAATTATTTGGGTTTCGGTTGGCAGGTCTAGGATAGGTGGCTTCAAAGTTATTGAGGCCGTTGAGCAGCATATTGTGGCAAAAGGTATTGACTTTTTGTCATGCCAGTATATGTGTAATGGCGGTGATCCAAGAGTCCAAATGTTTTATATGAACAGCGGATTTAATTTGGATACACTAACTTTTGTTAAGCGATACAAATAATTCTAGCGCCAAATTTTCTTTTTGGGCTAATGATGGTTTTCATGTAAAACCATTTACCACTTTTTACTTTTTATGAAAAAACTAATGACAGTAAAGAAGAGAAGCGGAGAAATTGAGAAATTCGACGCTGACAAGATCAATAAAGTTTTAGAATGGGCTTGCACTGGCATTCACGACACCTCTTTCGAGGAAGTCGCGATGAACGCGAACCTTTCTTTCTTTGATGGAATATCTTCCAAAGATATTCACAATACATTGATTGAGGCTGCGGCTGGATTGATCTCTGAAGAAAAGCCTCAGTATCAATATGTTGCTTCTCGTCTTTTAAATTATCAGTTGCGTAAAGAAGTTTGGGGCGGCAAGAATGCTCCAAAACTTATTGATTTCGTAAAAGATAATATTAAAAATAAAGTCTATGATCCCGCCATTCTTGAGTGGTATGATGAGCGGGAGTTTCATAAGTTTGACGAGTGTCTTCGTCATGATCGTGATTTTAATTTTACATACGCTGGAATTAAGCAACTTTGCGAGAAGTATCTGGTTCAGAACAGAACTACCAAGAAGCTCTACGAAACCCCGCAATTTGCTTATATGCTGATTGCAATGACCTTGTTTAAGGATTATAAGGGAGAGCGTACCAACTACATCAAGAAGGCTTATAATTATTTTAGTCAACACAAGATTAATCTGCCTACACCTATCATGGCAGGGGTAAGAACTACTCTAAAGTCTTATGCTTCTTGCGCTTTGTTTACTGTAGACGATTCTCTTGACTCTATCTTTGCGAACAATAGTGCCATTGGATTTGCTACCGCAAACCGTTATGGTATCGGTATTAATGCAAGTCGCCTTCGCGCCGTCAATGCTCCCGTTAAGGGCGGCATGGTTAGCCATACTGGCCCAGTTCCATTCCTTAAGATGTTTGAGTCTACCGTAAAGTCTTGCCATCAAAACGGCATTCGCGGTGGATCTGCAACAGTAAACATGGCTTGGTTCCATCATGATATCGAAGACATTCTTGTATTAAAAAATAATGCTGGCACAGACGACAACCGTGTTCGCAAGCTCGACTATTGCATTGGATTTGATCGCACATTCTATGATCGTCTAGTTAAGAACGAAAGCATCACTCTGTTTTCTTATCATGAAGTTCCAGAACTTTGGAACAGCTTTGGTATGCCAGAATTCAAGGAGCTTTATGAAGCGGCAGAAAAAAACAAAAATCTTAAATTTAAAAAGACAATTAATGCCCGTGATCTTTTCTTCTTATTCTCTAAAGAGCGCGTAGAGACTGGTCGCATTTATTTGATGAATGTTGACCATGCTAACTCGCATGGCTCTTGGAACGCTCAAGTAGACACTAGCAATTTATGCCTTGAGGTCAATCATCCCCTCAAGCCAATCAAGGACTTAAACGACCCCAACGGAGAAATCGGCGTTTGTATTTTGTCTGCCGTTAATCTCCTTGAGGTTGTGAAAGACGAGATGGAACCTGTATGCGAAATTATTGTTCGTATGCTTGATGCTCTGATCGATCATCAAAACTATTTCGTTCCTGCTGCTGCAAACTTTGCAAAGAATCGCCGCAGTCTTGGAGTTGGCGTTACTAATCTTGCTGGCTACCTTGCTAACATTGGAGTCAAGTATACCGACAAGAATGCCGCCAACAAAGCTGCTGCTATCATGGAGCTTGTGAGCTATAATCTCATTAAGGCTTCAGTTAAGATGGCTCAAGAGAAGGGGCCATGCGCCTTATTCTCTGAAACAAAGTTCTCAAAAGCCATTCTGCCAATCGATACTTATTGCAAGAATATTGATGAGTTTGTTACTGAGAAGCTGCATTGCGATTGGGAAGAACTTAGAAAGCAAATTAAAGCTCATGGTATGCGTCATAGCACCTTGACTGCTTTGATGCCTGTTGAGTCTAGCTCTGTCATTCAGTCATCGACAAATGGCATTGAACCTCCTCGCTCCTTGATTTCTTATAAGCGTTCAAAGGCTGGAGTTATTCCTGTTGTTGTTCCTCACATCAAAAATAACAAGGATAATTATACCCTAGCATTTGAAATGCCCAACAATCAGGGGTATTTGAAGGTAGTTGCCGCTCTCCAGAAGTTTGTTGACATGAGCATCTCAACTAATCTTTATTATAATGCGACTCGTTATGCAAACAAAATCCCAAGTCAAGGAGAACTTGTCGGTGACTTAATGCTGGCTTATAAGTATGGAATTAAAAATCTTTACTACACAAATACATTTGACGGCGACACGCAGACCGCATTACATACGAAGCAGGAAGTTAAACAAGAAGTAAAAACTGAAGAACCGCAAGACGACACCCAAGGCTGCGCGGGTGGAGCTTGCACCCTATAAAAATGAAAACTGTACTCAACACTGTAAACGTCGATTCTCTTAAGCAACCGCTCTTTCTTGGTGAAGACTTGGCGATTCAGAGATATGATCGCCTAAAGTATCCTAAGTTCTATGATCTTTATGATCAACAGATTAATTTCTTCTGGCGACCACAAGAAGTTAATCTGACAAAGGATGCGGCTGATTATAAGAATCTATCTCCAGAAGAGAAGTTCGTTTTCGATAGCAATCTTCGGTTTCAAACAATGACAGATTCGATGCTCTCCCGTAGCATTAACTCTCTTTCTGATTATGTCAGCAATCCAGAACTTGAGATCTGCATGAATGTTTGGTCATTCTTTGAAACTATTCATAGCAATAGTTATACATACATCTTGCAGAATGTTCATCCTGACGCCACAAAGTTCTTCGACTCTATTTTGGATGACAAGGAGATTGTCAAGAGGGCGCAGTTTATCTCCAACAAATACGACGCCTTGCTTAATACTAAGAGTAATGATCCAAGGCAGCAAATCTTTGATGCGCTTCTTTCTACTCAGATCACTGAAGGCGTAACGTTTTATGTTTCTTTTGCTTGTTCGTTCTACTTTGGATATCGTGGAAAGATGGAAGGGAATGCTAAAATTATTAATTTAATTTCGCGTGACGAAAACCTTCACGTTGCAATTACTCAGAACATCATGAAGATTCTCCGCGATCAACCAAAGGAAGGCTTCCAAGATATCTTTAAGAAGAATGAAGATCGCATCTATGAGGCTTATCGCATGGCTGTAGATGCAGAAAAAGATTGGGCCGATTATTTATTCTCAAAAGGTAGTTTGATAGGTCTTACCGCTGATTCGCTCAAGCATTATGTCGAGTGGCTTGCCGATAATCGTCTTACTTCTATGGGATATAAGAAGCTATACAACGCAAAGGGCAATCCTATTGCTGGATGGTTAGACAGCTTCTATGATAGCAAGAAGATTCAAGTTGCCCCACAGGAGACTGAGATTTCTTCTTACGTTAAAGGCGTAGATAGCAAGATTGACGAATCAGTGTTTGATATTAAATTCTAATTACTCAAGCGACAGTATAGAACCTCTAGAGTCGAGCCATTCCGTTTGATCGCGGAATATCTCGGCTCTTTCATTTGGTCTGATAATAGAGATCTCATTTCCTTCTGCATCCAATATATGTAGATTATGAGATGATCCTCTGTTCACGATTACAACGGAGTTGCCCTCTGCAACATCTGCTGGCATAACAATAGAGGAGTCTGTTCTTGGGGTAATTAAATTAATAGAATTCAATTTATCTTCTGGAAGCTCATATTCAGACTCTATTCTTTTTGCTTTTCCGCCACTACCTATTATTGTTGTGCCGTTGTATGTAAATTTTACTCCAATTGTTGCTGATTCTGCACCAATAGCAGTCCAATTGACGCTTGAGCCTAAAGCATCTATTTGATAGTTAGCCCCATTTACAAGAGAATTAGTATGAATATTAAATGAATCTTGATCTTCATTTCTGCCCCCATCTACTTCAAATCGATTTGCTACTGGATTAATTCTTTCAACAGGTTCAATTTCAAGATAACCACTTACGACATTTGAAATATCACCGGGACCAAAATCATCCCAAGGTCTAAATCTAAAATAGTGCCATTTACCAGTTTCTAGACCTTCTGCTAATCTAATTGTATTTACATAACTTCTTGTTTTGTCGAGATTGACATAATTAAATTGATTGGTATGATCTACAATATCAGCTTCAAACACTCTTTTTACTTGTGCATCGCTACCGTTTATTGCTGTTCCATTGTATTCGAATTCTGTTCCAATAATAGGTGTTTGAGATGGGCATCCAATAGCTTTCCAATTTACGCTGGAGCCGACATTCATAATTTCATACCAATTTCCATTAGCCATACCAGTATGATCAATAATTTCTGGAAAACCTTGTCCAGTATATACATCAACGCTATAAACATCTTTATTTGATGTAGTATTATAACAGTTAAATATAATTTGGCCTTTTGAAACATCCTCTGGCAAAACTGTAAATGAAATACCAGAAAATCCTGTTGTATTCGCAGCAGTTATAGTTTCGAGGTTGGCAATTCCAAGTGGATTTCCTTTAGTAGAGGGAACTTTTCTGCCCTCTCCACTACCATAAGCAGTAAAATGTTCTAGTCCCCAATCCTCAATCGATGTAGCCTTATCTACATTATCATTATAGTATTTGATTAAATCTTCATAAGCATAAACATAGGCTTCATAATCAGCTTCTCCAGTTCCTTTATAATTAATTCCTACTCCAGCGCGCTCTGCCGTAGAAGTTATTCCAGTTCCATTATAACCAGTTGCTGTTAAAAATGCTCCAGAAATATCCCTAAATGTTAATGGAACAGAATCATCTTCACTTCTAATTAATTCTCCATTTAAATCTCTAACTCCAGATCCAGATATTGTTCCTGTAGTAGTATTGTTTTCTGGATTCCATAATGCTATTCCAGTAAATGTGCTGTGGCCATAGTAGCCAGAAAGCACATAATACGGAGAGTTTTGATAAGAATCAATTACTTGAATCTTGTTATAATATGGATATTGATTATGGGCATAAAATGTACCTGTTTTAGTTAGGTTAGTATTATCTTGTACTATTACTCTTAAACCAAGTGATCTTGAGTATTCTACATTCTTTGCAGATTCAGTTTCTCTACTGAATAACTCTCCATTCATTTTTTGAGTTACTGTATAAGATAAACCTTGATAATTTTCCTCTTGTTTTAATATTTGTCCAGCATTATCCAATATTTGAACTGTAACTTTTTGAGGAAGATCAACGAATGGATTTTCTAAAATTTGTTCCTTGGTTGACATAACCCCACCAGTAGGATCTATATATTTCCATCTGAAGGTAACATCCGCAGATGTAAAGTTGCCAACTCCCGCTCCAGCATAAAGTCCTCCTCCTAAATGAGCGATTTGATAATTAACTGAATTTTTATCAGCAGTATCAATTGTAAAGCCACTTGGTATTGTTGAAGTTATAGTATAACCTCCTTGACCAGTTAAGGTCGCACTCGGCAATATGATTGCCCCAGTTTGGGCAGCGTCAATTGATAATAATTTATATAAAACCCCTTGAGAATAAACATCAAAATCATACTGACCATAAGCTCCGCTTATTGGAACAGTTAATGTAGTTATGCCAGAAGCTACTGTATAAGCATCAGTTATAGAATCATATTCATCTCCAAGAGTTGAATAATCTGGTCTACTGACATAAACCTTGTAGCCTACAATTGGGCTACTTGTGCCTGACCAAATAATATGGACTCCAGTTCCTCCATATCCGCTTACACTAACTATTCCAGATGGAGGATTTGGCTTGACGACTACATCGTATGGCCCTTGAACATAATAGCTAGGCGAAGTATCCATCATATCTTTTTCGATGAATTCTTCTTTGTCGCGCAAATATTCTATTCCTACAACAGAATATTGATTAGCCTCTTCTTCTTTTGTCGCAATAGTTTTATAAAGTTTCGGTTCTATTCCAGAGCCACTCAAAACATAAAGAGAACCTTCTGATATTAAATCAAGATTTTTAGGAGTTGTATCTACAGTTAGATTATAAAATCCTTTTTCATATCCAGTTCCGTATATCAAACCGCTATAACCAATTCCATTTTCTTGAGCAAGTAATCTTAAATCACTTTGGCCCAAAGTCCCACCTCCAACATAAACATTTAAACCAAGAGCATTAAAAGCATTAGATACATGGGTAGATGTTAATGCTGAATTTGTATATATTTTTTCAGATCCGTAAAATCCTTTTGGCATTCCAACTGTATAATATCCTAAAGAATTACCTTTTGACCATTTTGACTGAGCGGCATTACCATCAATAAAATCACTAGTAAATGCTAAAGCTGATTTTGTATGAGCTTTTGTGCAAATATAAGTTTCTGAATTATACTTGATAATATTACCAACTGCATACTCTCTGCCAGATTGCCATTCTTCGTAATTTGATTCGGCGCGATTACCAAAGTCAGCTTGAACAAATGTGTAATATGGTCTTAATCTTGTAAAGGCAAGAAGATCTCTATAAGTAAATACTAAACTTCCAGTATCATTTGAAGTTTTAGATGCACGCTCAAGTATTCTGTAATTGCTATTATTGGCGCTTGTATCATTTTTTATTAAAGCGGCTAAATAACTACCAGCAGTAGCACTATCAGCGCCTAATTTATAAATTTCTGTAGCAGCATAAGATGCAAATACAGATGGTACAGCTGTCTGCCAAGCAATTGGACTTCCATTAGATACTATTACAATCACTTCTCCATTGTTTCTTCCTTCTATAAATGAGCCTATATCCGCTAAAGATGCACTAGTTGAACTTTGAGCAACAAAAGCTCCAGCGGAATTTAAAGCTATGGCTGTTAAGTTTGATGCCGTAGTTCCTCTCTGAACTCCATCTACATTAACTATACCATTTGATCCAGAAATATAACAAGTCCAATTAGGTTCAGAACCGATTACTTGACCAGTTCCATCGATACCAGAAAAATTAATATCAATCTCCAAATCTGATAAAACTCCAGATACATTAGAGAATGTTAATGAATCCCATTTAGGATTGCCGGTTGCTACAGTATGTTCTGGGAAATAGTAAACCTCTCCAGTTAAAATAGTTTGACCAGTATATGACGCCCCAGATATTCTACCCTCTACTGGATAAACGTCAGTTACTACTGACTGCAATAGAAAATCACCAGTAAGTGTTAATGTGGCCCCATAAGAATTATCAACAACAGTATGTAAATTAAATTTTCGTGTTTGTCTTTGCCTTCTAGCTCTAATTTGCTCAAGCGTTCCAGTAAATCCTCCGTCGCTTCCAGTTAATGAATTTAAATCTGAAACAGAAAAATTTCCAGATGGAACATGAATATATATTCCAGAAGCTAAATCTGGATGGAATTCTCCATCAATTTTAATTGTTTTAGCGTTTTCA